AATTTAAAATTGGCTTGTAAATTTCATTACCTTTAGAGTCTAGTGTCAATACCTCAATACCTAAATCTTTCATGTCATAGGCTTCGCAATTTGTAAAATCATTGTTTAACAGAAATCTTTCTGATAATTCTGCTAACGTTATTTCTTCTTCAATATACTGCATAATTGTTGTTTTATTAATTCTAAATTATTACGTAAATCATATTCCCAAAACACTACATATTGATATCCAGCTGACAAAAATAAATCACGCTTTTGAGCATCGCGCTTATATATTTCACATGCTGGATGCCTAAATATCATACTTTCCTTATTATAAATTTTAGGGTTAGCATGCCAATAATCTCCAAAACATTCAATAACTAAGTTATATTCGTGAATATAAAAATCCGGAACATATGTCTTCTTGTCAATGGTATGGACTGTCTCGTATTCGTATACTATACTTAGACTATTCAATAACGATGCCATAATAAATTCAATTGAATTCATTTGTACGCCATTAAATTCAAAAGATTTTCTTGAATTAGAATATATCATATTTCGTATTTTATTATGGTCAAATTGTCTAGCTAACTGCCACATTCGTTTTGCTGCTATTGAAATTTTTTCAGTACGAGTAGGATTATTTGCACACTTTTTAAATCTTTCTTGAAACTCTACGTCTTGGTATTTTTTACGAACAGAATTGATGCGAGTACGTTCATAATCATCTAACCATTGAATTAAAAAGATATTATCAGGTTCATATGTTTTAATATACCAGCTAACACGTTTATGATAGGCCATTAATGACCTAATCATATCATATGCAATTGAACCTAACTCATTTCCCATATAATATGTATAATATTCTTTTGAATTCCCATTTATTGAAGGAATTGGTTTTGTTTTGTATTTTGATTTAAGTTTTATCGAAATTTTTGGTTTGGTATTTATTATGTTATATGTAACATCAAAAAACGTGTCTATATTATAATTGTCCATGGGTATTATATCGTTAGTCAATTATAAATATAGACACATTAATATTAATGTTAAACTTTATAACGAATTTTTACTTTTGTAGTAAATGGGTCGACACACCATTGGTCTCCGAACGAAACCCCTAATCGAGTGCGTAACTGATTTGTGAATATCAAACATATACGTTCTCTACCAATAAAATTGGTAATTTTACGCATTGCTTTTGATAAGATAATTGCCTTTGAAGTTGCCCAACCATCTTTATCATAATCAGCTGCCATTTCCTGTTTAGTGGATGCGCCGGCTACAGAGTCTACTACTATAGTAACTATTCTTGATTTAGAGTTTTTTCTAACAGACTCGACAATACTATCCATAGCGTCGAATATATCTTCAATTGTCTCTAAAGGGACATATAACATGTCCTTAAGATTAACTCCTATAGCTTCTAGAAACTCTCGAGAGATTGCGTTTTCAGTGTCAATATACACTGCCAACCCTCCCTTTTTCTGTGTGTCGGCTAATGCGTGAGCAGCTAACAATGATTTACCTGAAGCTTCTAAACCAGTAATTTCAATAATACGTCCTACTGGAAGTCCTCCATTTGGTCGATTTGAAATTGCTAAATCTAACATTGTAGATCCGGTTGAAATCCATTCATTTACTTCAGAAGGGGCATCAGTGTCGCCTTCTAAAAAATAAGCTACTTTATAATTTGAGCTTTTAAATTTCTTGTTAAGATTGTCTGCTAATACTGAAGCTAAATCATCTTGTATTACAATTTCATTGACTGTCGTCTTACTTTTTGCCATAGGTATCCTGTAGTATCCTTTCGGTTACTTGTTTTTTTGTTAATTATTAAACAATGAATCGAATGCTGATGCTACGTCATCAACTTTTGCAACTGGGGCAGACTCTTCTAATCCAGCTTTATTAGAATTAGATGCTTTTGGTGCAGCTGCTTCTGGTGTAGGATTGTTCTCAGGATCTAACCAGTTATGTAACATTTTAGTCATTTCTTCGTATGAAGATTCTTTGAAAATTTCTGTTACTTTTGGTTGGTTACCTAACTTTTCCAAAATAGCTTTGTTATCAGTTACTGGAGTTTGATTAGGTTTAACACGAATTGAAGTTTCTGGATAAGACTTTCCTGCACTATCAGCAGCTTTAAATTCAACTGCAATATCGCGACCAGCGACTGGATCTGTGATATCGCCATAATCAGGATCTGCAATAAATCCTAAAAGTTCTTGATATACTGATTTTCCAAAGCCCCAAAATTTAACACCTTCAGATTCCTTACCACGAACGATAATTGGAACATAACAACGCATTGTCGGTTCTAATTTTTTTCCAGCTTTCCAATCGTCAGAGTTTCCTGTTGATTTAAGTTTTTCAGCGAATTCGATAATAGGATCTGGACGACCAAATGATTGAGGTGATAGAATTGATTTACCTCCGAAATTGTAATGGAAATAAAGTTCGATGAAAGGATTTTCTCTGTTATGTTGATAAGGCACGATACGTACTACTTGAGTGCCAGGTTCTGGCTTCCAGAGATTGTTTGATTTGTTTGTTACATTTTGTAACGAGTTGAGTTTTTGCTTGATAGCATCTAAATTAATAGCCATTTTCTTTTTTTTTTAATTGTTAATTGATTACTTTGCAATTAGTAATTGCCAATGTTTCTTCGGGTGTCTAGAATACCGTGTCTACATATTCAACTTCTAACATAACTAAATATAAGATAATCTTTTGTAGATACCAAATATTTATTTAAAATTTTACAAATTAATAATTTGATATACTTTTGTCTGAAGAACTTTCAAATCGTTATTTGAAGTTACTAAAAGACTATTTGTATATTTCAACCATTTAACTGTAAAATTAGTATCTGCTATTCCATTATTCTCTTGTTTAATTAACGCATTTAACGAATTAATTGTATACATTGTATTAGTTTCCTTTTTACGATGTACTAACATTGCGCCTGGTAATTGTGTTTTAATATTCCCTTTCTCAACATTGAAACTACAAATAAGTTCGTTACTGTCATTAATTGATAAAACAAAAATTCGGTTGTATACAATTTCATACGTTCTTGATATCATACTTAATGTATGATCCAATTCCGGTTTTATTGTAAATAAACAAATTAATTGTACCAATGTGAATGATATTATAGTCGATCTTTTTCATATATAAATATATTAAATGTGTCTTTTTACCGTTATCATGCTGTGGTAATCCGGTCCTATTTCTAATTTAATTGGAAATTTTCCATTTTGTTCTAATTCTTCTTTAATTATTTTTATTAATTCAGCCCCATCTTTTTTATTAAAATCCCATAAAAAACTGTCATAGGTATAAAGTACTAGCTTCGAGGTGAAAGACTGTGTACGTAGAAGTATGTTATGAATAACGGCCATATTTCGTTCGGTCTCATAGGATTGTAATAAATAATTTAACAGCTTAGCTGCGTTCATGTCAGAGAAGAATGATTTAAATAATTTTCTTCCAAACACTGGAGTTTCTATATAACCTTCATCTCTAAATTTATTCCATAGTAATTGTGTATATTCATATACTTTTGCAAAAAATGGAATTTCTAAATACTCTACTCCTATACCTCCGTATAATTGTCTAAATGAAATAGATTTCGATTCTAAATATTCCGCAGGCGTTAATTCTTCTTTTTGAAAATAAAATTTACCTAAGTACTCATGTACTGAACCCTGGTCATGAAATTTATAATCTACTAAATCTGCTAACAATCGTAAGTGATATGCATCATAATCGTATGACATCATAAATCCATTAGCTCCAAATCTGGAAATAAATGCTGCACGCTGACCATTTTCTTTATTTAAAGCCGCGTAATTAATACCACCAAACCTATTACTAGGCCTTCCTGTAGTAGTATATATGTTGTATTCTGAATAAGCAAACTGGTCATATAATATAGCGTCATTAAATTTCGTCTTAAATTGCGCGCAGTCTGCAAATAATCCATTTTGTTCTATTTGGTATAAAGAATCTATTATCAAATTATTATAGCTGACAAATGAAGCGTCTTCTTGAAAAAAGTCATATACATTTAAAAATCTTTGACAAATAGATTGACTTTTTTCAATATGCTTAGTAATTGGTATAATAGTATTCAGGTTATTGAAGTTTCCATAAGTTCGTGTAAAGAATTCATGAGCAGTGGTATCAAAATCATCTTCTATAGATTGGTTGTTATAAAAATACTCTACTAAATTAATGTCTATGATATTCAGCCGATCTAAAAATTTTTTAAATCGTTTTTTACCGTACACAAATAATTTTTTATCTAAAGGAAATCGATTTAATAAATCTTCTGAAAGTGTAAGACCTTCAGTGTGGTTGAATGAAATCATTACTTCTAAATCTAAATTAATGACATATACATACACCACAGACATAGAATCTGTATATACAGGTCGCTCTCCGTTGCAGTATGTAGGCACCACTATCCAGTCAAATTCTTTACTTTGGTCCAGGAAAGAATTAAACTCTGAGACTGTTTCGATGATTTGCATAACTTAATAAATATAAGTAACTTAAATCGAATAACCAAATATTTTTTTAATTTTTTGATTTACTAGAGGAGAATAAATAGAATACTCAATATAATCAGTTAAAAAGTCTTTCAACCCTATAAAATCTTTGTTTTTTAATTCAACTATTCTTTTATTAGTGTCAAATACTCCATACACGGTATTAACGCTATCTCTAATGTCATATAACGGTCCTGTTAATTTCCAATCAATTACAATAGCATCGTATAAACTTGTATCTATACCACTATATGATTTTTTCCAAAGTTTATATTGGTCTACCCCAATCTCAATAATATCTTCATATGACGCTAAATTTCTTCTTCGTAAAAAATATCTAACAATTTTACCAGTTTCATAATCTTCTAATTCTGGAATGGTATAAACAGTGGTAGGAGCGTTAAAAGTTAATTTAGGTTTTAAGCTATTATAAATAACATTTACAGGATCATTTGATATACTAACATATGGTATTAAATTTTTAGATTCAGTACGATTAAATACAGCTCCGCTTAATATAGTGCCGTCAAT